ACTAGTACTTCTATTATTGAAGGCTCAGTATATCCAAGACCAGATTCGTTCTTTATTCACAGACCATATGACGGTGGTGTACAATTAGGCACAGGCGGTCCGCAGCACGGTGCGCAAGCAATACGTCAAAGTAAAAACTATATTCGTTATCAGTCAGGTAAGGGTATCATGTACACCACTGGTGCTCTATTTGCACCAAGTTATGATTTACGTAGCGTAACAGCAGACGGAACAGAAGTAGGTTCAACTATTACTATTGTAACAGACGATAACGATCATGGAGTACAAGTTGGTGGTGTAATACGTTTAATAGGAGTAGAAACTGAAGGCTATAACAGCGGCCCAGAAACTTACTTCCCTCCAGTATTTGACTATACAGTTACTAGAGTTGTTGACGAAAGAACTTTTGAAGTTGAAGCACAGCGTAGACTAGGAGCAACAAGTGCGGTACTAGGATTTGCAGCACAAATGAGTGTTGTAAGTTGGCATGGTGCTACAGTACGTTCTGGTATTTTTGATGATCAAAACGGAATTTTCTGGGAATATGATGGTACACAAATATCAGTAGTACAGCGTACAGGTACAAAACAAGTTGCTGGTACTATTGCTATGACCGTAGATGATAACTTAGTTGCAGGAACGAATACAAGATTCCGTGATCAATTAAAAGCAGGCGATAGAATTATTATCAAAGGTATGACACATGTTATATCAAAGGTTGAAGATCAAACCACTATGTATGTAACTCCTGATTTTAGGGGAGTTAATAATATTGCTGGTACAAAAGCAATGTTGATCACAGACAAAAAAGTTAAGCAATCAGAATTTAACTTGGACCGCTTAGATGGTACAGGTCCAAGCGGATATGACTTAGATCCTGCAAAGATGCAGATGATTGGTATACAATATTCATGGTATGGTGCTGGTTTCATTGACTTTATGCTACGTGGTTCAGATGGTAACTTTGTATTTGCACACAGAATGCGTAACTCAAACGTAAACACAGAAGCATTTATGCGTTCAGGTAACTTGCCTGTACGATATGAGGTTACCAATGAAGGACCTCCAGGCAAACTAGCAGAAGACATGGATATCAGTCAAACTACTCTTGAATTAGAAGATAGTAGTTTCTTCCCAACTACAGGTACTGTTTACATTGATAACGAAATTATAAGATTTACAGGAAATAATAAAACAACTAACACACTAACCGGTCTCACCAGAGGAACAACTCATACAAACTTCCAAGCAGGTGCAACTCGTGCTTATGCAGCAGGAGATGCTGCTGTACACTCAGCAAAAACTGGTGTTATATTAATTAGTAGCACAATTACACCTCTAATTAGTCACTGGGGTTCAGCGTTCTTAACAGATGGCGGCTTTGATGAAGACCGCGGTTATATCTTCTCGTACACTGAATCATCGATTCCGGTTGATACTACAAAACAAACAGCATTTTTAATTCGACTAGCACCTAGTGTTTCAAACGCTATTACTGGTGACCTAGGAGAAAGAGAGTTGTTAAACAGAGCTCAATTACTACTACAAGGTATTGAAGTTACATCAGAAACAGGCACAGGTGGTATTGTTGTTGAAGGTGTGTTGAATCCTAAAAACTATCCACTTAGTCCTGCAGACATCACTTGGTCTACGCTGACAACAGAAGCACAAGGTGGACAACCAAGTTTTGCACAGATTGCTTCGGGCGGTTCTGTAAATTGGTCTACAGGTGCTGCTGCAACTACAGCAACTATTACTGCACAAGGCACTATAACTACTTCGCCGATGACAACAGCGTCTAATAACAGTGATGATGAGTTTGAAATTACAGAAGCAAGTTATGAGTCATTTGGTCCTGTATTGCCTGGTTCAACAATTAACGGATTAAACTTTCCTGCAGGAACCACAGTATCAAAGGTACAACAACGTAATAATGGGCAGTATAGAATCACAGCAAGTGATAAACCAACCGGCTTTTCTGCTTCTGGCAGCAGTGTAACATTTACATATGGCGGCGACTTAACTAACAGAAACTATGCATTCCTACAAAAAGCCAGTTTTGAAAGTTCAAATGCAACATTTGGCACACAAATGACAAGCGGCGGCAGTGTAACATTCCCCGCTAATACTGCTATCTCGTTTATACAATTACTCAACCATGGCGGTACAGAGTTTTATGGCGTTGTGTTTAACAACTCATTCTCAGGAACATTAACAGCCGGCTCAGGTACTGTTGAAACTACTTTTGTTGAGCCGCCATATGCACAACCAGGTGAAACAGTATTCTCGTTCATTGCTAACCCAGGCGAACGTTCAGTATTGTCACTAGACAAATTGAAAGAACTTACAAATACTACACTAGGTGGTAGAGGTACATTCCCGAACGGACCTGACGTACTTGCTATTAACGTGTACAAGGTCACCGGCGCATCAGTCGATGCAAATATTATTCTAAGATGGGGCGAAGCACAAGCCTAAATTGCTTGTGCAAACTCTAGCAAATTATCAAAAACATATGTTTGCTTTTTGAGTTTTTGGTAGGTAAATTTGTTTAGTGTCTTTTCGGTTTCTAAACCATAACCTGTTCTAACAAGCACAGGTCTTGCTCCTGCTTTTACTGCTGCCTTTAAATCAGTTAACTTATCGCCTACATAAAATCCTTGTTTAAATTTAACTCCAGGATTCTCTTTCTCGCAGCGTTGAAACATTCCTATATTTGGTTTAGCGTAGATGTCGTCTTTTAGATTAGTAGTGCTGTAGTAGAGTGCATCAATACTAGGACAACCTGCTTCCCCTAGTAATTTAAACATATAATCATGCACACGGTCAACATCTTGCGGAGTCATTAATCCCTTACCAATTCCTCCTTGATTTGTTATTACAACAACTCGATGTCCCTTTTGTCTCAACAATGCAACCGCTTCTAGACTTCCAGGTATTGGTTCAAAATTTCCTGGAGAAGTAACGTATGTTCCAAGATCTCGATTAATGGTACCGTCTCTATCTAGACCAATAACACATTTTGTATATTGGCTAGGATCATCTAGTCTTTGTGGACCCCACATATTATCCATTATTTTCTTCTACTGTTGATTGGCTATCTCCAGGAATAATTCTATAATTATCTTCTACGCTGTCTGGAGTACTTACTTCTGTAATACTCGAACCGTCTTCAATCGCTTCGAGTTGGTGCGGCAAGCAAGGAGGATTATGCCATACATCTCCTTCTTTTAATTCTTGCTCTATAAGTTGTGCATTATTAGGATTAATATACCGCAACTTGAATTTACCACTATTTACAAACCAGGTTTCATCTTTTTCTTTGTGAAAGTGCATGCTAAACTTTGAGCCTGCTTTTTCGAAAAAAAGTATCTTCCCACAGTATTTTTCGTTAGAAGCCCATATTAGTTCATAGCCCCATCCTTTTTGTACAGCACCTTGAAGTCTTGTTGGATTCTTTTCAGTTGTCATTTATATAATCCTCAATTTTTGTCCATTTGACATCTATAATATTAGTTAACTTATCTATGTTTGCGCAGGTGTATTCCTGATATTGTCCTTTTAAACTATCTGGCATAGGAACATACTTAATATCTACACCATATTTTTCTGCAATAGAAATACCTACAGTTTCAAAACTTACAGGTCTCCCAGTACCAACATTCCAAATACCAGATTCTTCTACATCAAACATTTTTTCGTGTACACGACAAATATCTTCTACACAAACAAAGTCTCTTTTATACTTTTCGCTATTTTGAAACAAGGTAATTGACCCTAACTCTTTTGCTTGTTTAGTAAATTTTGTAACAGGACTTGCTTGATCACCTTTGTGTTCTTCGTTAGGTCCGTACACATTAAAATATCTAAAACCTTGTACTTTGATTTGAAATTCATCTTTTAATTGATTTACAAATCTATCGAACAGATACTTGCTCCAAGCATACGGACTTTTGGGTTGCAACGGACCATTTTCGACAAAATGCGTAGTAGGACCGTAAACACTTGCACTAGAAGCGTATTGAAAATTAACTCCCATCATATCACATGCTTGTAATAAACGTACACTATGTTCAAAGTTTTGATCCATTATTAAATCAACGTCAGTTTCAGTTGTGCTACTATTAGCACCTAAATGTACGACCCAATCATAACCACTAGGATCTGGAATAGTATTAGGAATATATTCCCACCCTTCAACATCGTGGCCTTGTGCTTGTAAATATAGTGCAAGATTAGATCCGATAAATCCTTTGTGTCCTGTAACTAGTATTTTCATTCTTGCTCCTTAAAATTCATAAAAAACACTTGAGTAAGTCTTGAATTTTCTAATGTATTTCCAAAACCAAAATTATTACTACGATGCCACATCCAGCCATTATAAATTATAAGACGATTGTAAATGTTGTTTACACGTATAATTTCTTCCCATTCATCTTCGTTTCGATTGTTTTCTGTAGTTTTTTCTTTTCCGTATAATATCTTACTTTCTTTGTGTCTAAAAATACTTGTACCGTAATCCAACGGTGCATCTGGAGTAAGATATAACACACCTGCAATATCGTGATCGTCGTGATGTATCCAGTTACGGTCTTCTAGTTCAGTACAAACTTGAAACTGTGTACTAGCACCAGAATGAACTAATTTAGTTCCGTATAGCTCTTCAAATTTTTCATCTAAGAAATTTTTATAATCTGTATCATGGCACAAGGATCTAACCCCAGGATATGGACCTCTCCAATCAAATACAGATTTCAATGCTAAATTCCTTACAGCATCAGGATCGGGTAAAAAGTTGTCAATTACCATTAAATTAAGATCCATGCATTTCTCCTATTATTCTAGTAGTAGAATAATTTCCTACTGTAGGAAAAATATGTACAGGTGCTATATCGTGTCCTACAACTTCTTCTACTGTATAATCTCCGCCTTTTACAATTAAGTCTGGCTGTATTTCTTTAATTAATTCGTATGGCGTATCTTCAGCAAATGTACGCACTTCGTCTATCCAAGGTAAAACTTCTAATTGTGCAACCCGTGTTGCAACATCATTAATAGGACGTTCACTTCCTTTTAATCTTTGCACACTGGCATCTGTGTTTACAGCAACTATAAGTTTGTTTCCTAAACTACGAGCTTCTTTGAGTAATTCTAAATGTCCTTTGTGAAGTATATCAAATACTCCGTTTGTAAAAACTACACCTTTGTTAATGTCATTGTGTGTTACAACATGCACACCTCTATGTTCAACAGATCTAGCAGCAGCATAGCAGGCTTGTTTTGCTGCATAAAACACATCTTTTCCCTGCTCAATATAATAAGCAATAACTGCTAAAACAGTGTCACCTGCACCAGTAACATCTGCTACTTCTTTTGCTGGCTCTACAAAATGTTTATATATTCCGCTAGTATGTATTACATGAATGCCGTTTGCACCGTCAGTTACAACTAGCCAATCCCAGTTATAATCTTTCATTTTAAGAAGTGCTATTTCTTTTCTAAAAGTCCCAAACCATCCTTCGTATTCAGCCATATTTGGTTTTACCAAATATGCTCCTCTATAATAGCCTGGATCTTGTTTTGGATCAACTAATACACGACACCCTTTTGATATGATTTTTGCTACAGTATTATTACGAACTGTACCTTTTGCATAATCACTAATACATATCAAGTCTGATTTTTCTAAACTATTTTCTAATCTTTCAAACGCTGCTGAACCTGTGTATGTTGTTTCTCTATCCCAACGTGCAATATGTTGCCCACCTTGTCCAACTAATCTATTTTTGGCTGTAGTTACTGTACTATCAAAAGTAATATTTGATTCTAATTTTTCTTGTTCGCCTAGTATTTCGATAAGCTCAAAACCTTCTTTGTCATCGCCAACGCTACCATATACTCCGACAGTACCGTTTAGACTGGCTATATTTACTGCAAGATTTGCAGCACCCCCAGGACGTTTTTCTTGAGATTTTTCTAATAAAATAGGTACTGGTGCTTCTGGACTAATGCGCCCTGCATTGCCCAATATCCACCGATCTAACATTAAGTCGCCATAAACTTTAATCATTCTATATTATACTACAGATCAACAACTTAGTCAAGAAGATTTATAGTTTGGAATACAGTTTCTAGTTTTGATAAATTTATTTTACTTTGTAGAGTATTTCGCAAACCGTGGTGCAATGGTTTGGGCCATTTTGTAAATGAACACCAAGCATAACCGTCGTGTTCTCTATTAAGTTTAGGTATAAATTCTTCTTCTATAATACAAAGATATGTATGGAACATAAACTTTGTATCGTTTGATACAAAACTTTCAAGAGGGAGTGTTTTTTTGATTTCAGGTAAAAACCCAATTTCTTCTTTTATTTCTCGCTGAAGTCCTTCCCAAGGAGTTTCTCCTTCTTCGTTACCTCCACCAACAAGTCCCCACATATTGTGTTTCTTGCCACCAATGCGATGAAGAAATAAAAATCTATTAGTTTTTAGAGTGTAGAATAATGCACCACTACAAATGATCTTGTCCATACTAATAATTAGCCGGCAAGTTCAACCCTCCATGTGCCAACTGGATAATCACCATCTATGGCTTTTAACCATTCTCCGTTGTCAAACCTATATTGTGTTTGTGTATTAAGATTTGTTGTATATGTAGTTTCAGTGGCTTCGCTTGCATCAAATACAATAACCCATTTGTTGCCATCCCATTCAACTATATCATTTGCTTTTGCAACAAGGCCTGTACCGTCATTGTTAGACCATGCTGCGGAAACGACAGTTTCGCCTTCCTTGCCAACATCTTCTAGGAGCAACAAGCGTAATCCGCTGTTTAGTATACTCAAAGGATTAAATGTTGTAGGATCAATTATATAGTCAATGCTTGTACGTCCGTCAATAATAGTATCACTTGGGAAAGTGTCTTCATCAAAATCAATTAATATTTTCGAGTCATCGCTAGGGAAAACCGCAAAGGTTCCTGTTACTGTAACATCGGTATCAAGATTAGTTAAGAATATACGACTTACTCCAGCACCGTACATTCCTGGCAATGCTTCAAATATATCATCCCACGGTTTTCCACCTATTCTACCATTTGCATACAGTTGTGCAATACCGTTTTCTAAATACAAACCGTAAGTCCTGTAGTTGACATTAGCCATTTCTTGTGCAAGTATTGTGGTTGCTTTTCTACCAAACGGAGAATCTGTAGCACTTGCTCTTGCAACATCATCAAATTGATTAAGTTCTGGTACACTTACCCCATCTTCAATAGTTCCTCTAGTTTCATCAAACATACTAGTAATAATATTTGTAACAACGCCCATTTTCTTGACCTTAACTGGCGGACTAATATAAATGGGTACGCTAAAAGTTAATGTAGCAATATCAATTTCACTGTCAACACCTACAGGTATACTGCGATTAGACCAGTTAACATTTTCAAGATTTACTACAGTAATTGCTGTCCAATCTACAAAGTTTTCGCTTTTTTGCATTTCCAAACTTGGATTAAACAGTACAAGAATTTGTTCAAGTATTTGTAATTTTTGATCTGTGTTACTTGCCCATATATCTGCATTAAGACGCATCAAGTACGGCGTCGGCATTAAACGTTCAACAGTATAATTTTTACCTTGGTAATTTAAATATTCACCTGTATCTTCATCGTATGCACGTTCTCTAATATTTGACTTTTTAATAAATGTCGGATCTAACAGTCTTTGCTTATCTAATTCTAGTCCAGTAATATAAACTGAAATACGAGGAGCACTTGGAAGTTTATTTTCCGAATTTTCTCTTATAATACTTGCAACCTGTCTTGTTAGGTCACCATAGGTTACAGGAACATCTTTTAAGTTACCCTTGCCGTCTTTTACAGGAAAGTTACTTAATATACGCATCATTTGCGTAGTATATCTTCTTATTTGTCCGTCGTAAAAATGTAACATTAATTATCTGCCCTTGGTTTAAGTGCGTTAGTAAGACTTTGTCTTTCTTCAACAACTTCTCCATTAATGGTATTAGTGTTAGTGTTATTGATAAACTGTGTTTTATAAGTTTGTCGTTCTAGGGTATTACTTAGATCCATACGTATATCATCATTAATTTTAATCCAACGATCTCCGTCATATTTAAACATTCTATTAGGAAAGAAATCTGTTCTCAAAAAGTAATCTCCGTCTTGTTTATTTCTTGGA